ATTTTTGCCCAGAACTATTGGGACCCCTCCATGTACCGCAGGACAGCCCTTAGTTCATCTGCAGTTGCGTCAGTCTTGATTCGATTGGCGCGCATGGAGATGACCCGGATGTTGCCCGGGACGTAGCCCAAGCTCGGGACCATCTTATCAAGTGAGGGTGCGGTATCGCTAGGGCCACTGCGGGTACCCTTGTGCCTCTTGAGGGTGATTCCCAAGACAGGGCAGGTGCTGGGGATAGAGATGTCCGAGAGGGAGATGGTGAACGGGTATCCACCTTTACTGGCTCTGGACCGAGCAGCGGCGTACATAGCCTGCTCATCGGAGATACTTGCCTTCTTGCATACCTTGCATCTCAGCCCGTTGCTCTTGTACGAGTTCTCAGCGGTGAGGGCTACACCACAGAGTTTGCAATGCCTTACTTCATCCAAGTGTCCTGATGGGTGTGTGCTGTGTGGGTGTACATCTCATAGCCAATTTCAAGGCCACCTATAAGACTAACTCTAGGTATCTATAAGAGTATCTTTAGTTAATCAATAAGGGGGATATTCATCCCTCTGCGAGAGTGAGGGTTAAGGCCACTTTTCCTCGCTCTCGCTTGCTACATAAGGGTTTCACCGGGTCACCAAGAACCGGCCCAGTTGTCGTCTGCCGGAGCCATCCCAAGCACGTGATCTGAGAACTTCTGCAGCTCCAGTCGGAGCATCTCATCTCGGTGCTCATCGAGGACCTTCTGGGTGTCCTTATCCATTGTGTCTACCCAGTAGGCTACCGCCATCGCCAGGGCATCGATACGGTCATCCTTGGCGAGGGCACCACGCTCCTTGGTGATACGTGTCATCTGGTAGAAAAGCTGATACACAGCGTAGCTATCCAAGGGGTACTCGTTGTAGTTCTCCTGGTCCCGCTTGATGAGCTTGGTATCCACCACTAGCCTGTGCTGGTTCATCACCGGCTCTAGGGTGTCGATGATCCGCTTCTCCTTCTGTTGGCTACTGCGGAGCTCGCTGATGGTGCAGGGGTAGGTACGGACCAAGAAGGGAGTCAGTACCTTGTTGAAGAGTCCATCCCCGAAGTTAGATTCGATGATGACCTCCTTCACCTTGTACCTCTTGGCCGTATCAGCGAGGGCCTGAAGGACATCATCTGAGTAGCCCCCACGGAGCCCGCCTGCTGCCAGTACGTACAGTAGGCCATTGAGCATCGCCACTACCGCATAGCTGGTCTCGTCACCGCCACGCCCCGAGGGGTCAATGGCCATGACACATCCCTGATACTCAGCGAACTCACCAGACACGAATAGAGGCCTGTAGAGCCTGTCTCCCTGCAGCCCTACTGCCTGTACATCCTTGAGCAGTTGGTCCGGTCCTGAGGCCCATACGAGCTTCACAGGGGCCATCTCTGGGTTCAGGTCCAGCACCATCAGGTCAGCCAGCTTCAGCGGGTATTTGTTCTCATCACTGAGCGAGGTATCCAGCATGAACTGCATGGCGAACCCTGAGCGGCCATACGAGGCCTCACGCTCAAATAGGTCGAGGTCGTGGAACCGTGAGGGTTCTGTAGGTGCCCCACGGCCACTGCAGTCAGTCGCCAGCTTCGGGTTCTTGGCCAACTGCTTGGTGATGAAGGGGGCCACTCGTTGGCCGTAGGAGGCCATGAGCTTGTCGTTGGGGAACCGTGCGGGCCAGATGCGGATTTCATAGCCCCGCTCGGTCAGCAGGTTGTATAGCGAGAGTTCTGTCTGCGGAGTACCGAGGTAGGTGATTTCCCCGTTGGGGACCAACACTGCATCGAACTCCTTGACCGACTCACTCAGCTTGTCCCGCTGTGCTTGGGTCATCGAGTTGCTGGGAACCTCCACGTCATCGGCCACGATACGCGTAGCACGGCCACCCGTAAGCTGCCCAGTGATACCCACAGAGCGAACCGAGGGTGCTTGGTGGGCAGAGCTAGGGCCAACGTCAAAGGCGATGATGGAGTCCCGCTGGCCTTCACGGGGCTTCAGGTGGTGGAGCAGTGGCATCTCATCGATGAGCCGTTTGACGAATGTGGAGAAGGCGTCAGCACGGGCCTTCGATGCAGAGACCACAAGGATGCGTTCTTCAGGGTCCCGGTAGAGCAACCAGATGACATAGGCCGCAGTCAGCCAGGACTTACCGATTCCCCGGAAGGCTTCAACGATGCGCCGCTTGGGGCCGTGCTGGAGGTAGTCTGCGATGTCGTACTGGACTGGCGTGGGGGCCGGGAGGTTCAAGTGCTGCCAGATGACGAAGACCATGTTGCGGAGGTCAGCAGCGATTGGGTCTTTAACAGGAGATGCCATAGGGCTCGCGTAGAGGCCGCATACGCCCCTCGTAGGGTTCCACTAGGGGATGCGTATGGGTAAGGGATGGGAAGCCCGCAGAGGGGCTGTAAAGCGGTCTTAGCCTGCTGCTACTTGCGGCTCATCGTCCTCGCCTTCACCGCCAACGTGGCCAGGGAACGGGAGCACTGCAGCGAGGTTCTGGAGGGGCTTGTTGGCTTCCGGGATGGCTTCGATGCCGTTGTCCTTCAGGAAGCCCTTGGCCACGTTAGCGAGGGCTGCAAGGCCCTTCAGGTCCTCAGGATCAGTCTTCCCCTTGAAGGCCTTGATGGCGCCTGCGAGGGTCTCTGCGATGAGGCCGTGGAGTTCGTTGAGGGTGTCCTTGGATGCTTGGCTCATTACTTGGCCTCCGAGTTGATTCCGAGCTTGACCTTCACGAGGTCTTCGAGGAAGTGGGTCCCGAAGATAGCCAGCGCAGCGGAGACACCGCAGACGGCTTCAGTGGGGAGATTGGGGAACAGAGCGACAGCAGCGGATGCCACCATGCTCAGGCCGGAGCCAACGATGACTCGGCCGGTGACCCGCTTGAGGTTCATGGGTTCGCCTTCGGAGAGGAGCTTGCCAATGGTGATTGCAGCGCCGATACCTGCCAGCGTGATGAGGGTCTTGGTGTGTTCTGGGAGTTGCATGAGGGGTGCGCGCGGTTAGGGGTTATTTGTAACGGATGTTCCACATGCAATTCACATCGTGTATGATGTAAGCCACCTGTTAATAAACTTTGGAGAAAGATAATGGGGAACGGGGGTTTTGCTTTTAATCGAGATAATGCGGAACTGGTGACCATGAAGGCGTTTCTTTATGACCTAGTTAATCCAGACGCATTAGGTCTTTATTGTTCTTCTGACGTGCAGGATAGGGCGAGGGCATTATTGGGATTGCCCCCGCTTGTTCCTTTTAATCCAATCAGCGAATACGGCGAGCCCGAAGGAAGCCATCACAAGTCATAGTGGAGGCCGTGAAGTTGGCGCTTGCAATTGCATATACCGTAGTCGGAGCAGACAGAGAAATCCGAACCACAGGCGATACCAAAGTAATCCCGGTATTGCCTGTTACTACTCCAGCCGCAGCGTAGGTAGTCTTCGAGTACGAGCCAAAGCCGCCAAAGGCTGCTGACGTTGACGATGCCCCAGCGAATAACTGGGTGATGTTGGTAGAACCTGTGGGTACATAAGTAATAACGCTTTCAATCTCCCAGTCCCCTGCCGTCAGGGAGAGGCTGGTTGCATTCGCAGCCACTGCCGTAGTCAGCGAGGTGGCCGTATTGGAGGCCGTGAGGTACTCCCCAACCTGCCCAGCCGCTGCATTCCCGCCAGCAACCGTACCCACCAGAGGGAACCCACCGAGAGCCGTCAATGCTGCGGCTGCCGTGGTCTGTCCCGTGCCGCCTTCAGCAATCGGAATGGTAGCCACTGAGGTGTAAGAACCTGCCCCGGTGCGCTTCATGTAGCCCGTGAAGGAGAACCCAGCGATAGCATCGAGAGCCGCCCCGCTTGCGGAGGTTTGGCCCGTGCCGCCCTTGGCTACAGGGACTGTCGGGAGGTCACCGGAGACCAGTGCCGCCCATCCGGGGATACTGCTGGGCCCCGTAGAGCGCAGTACCTGCCCAGCGGTAGAGCCACTTGGGTTGAGGAGCTGCGGAGGTACAAGAGTTGTCATAGAGTCAACCTTAGAGAAGAGGGTGGCCCCTACAGAGAACCTGAGGGGCGCGAAGGATTACTGCGGTGTAGCGATGAAGCGGATACCGTCAATGGTTGCACTACCACCAGTTGCGGTCAGCGGGACCACGTTGCCGTTGGAGTCGATGATGAGAGCACCAAAGGTGTTCCCCGATTCGTGCAGCATCGGCACGCGGAGCTGCTGGGCAGGCCGGTAGCCGCTCGGAAGCTGGAAGGCTGTAGTGCCCGCACCGGAGCCGTTGAGGACCCCACGGAGCTCCACAGTGCCATCCTGCTGCTTCTTGAAGCCAATCGTGCGGGAGCCTTGAGTCCACGCATTGAGGAACGTAACGGGGGCGAAGGGGGACGGGCCCAGTTGGCCAGACCCAGCGAGCAGCACGTTGCCGCCATCATCGATGTCACGACAGGTGTTGCCGTCGAACTGGTACGTTGCCGCGCCAGTCGTGTTGTTGACCCAGCGGCCGCCGTGGATGTTCTGCAGCAACTGCGAACCACCACCGGTCATCAAGGTGTTGCCCTGCGTGTTGTAGGCAATCCAGTTGTTGTCGATGTCTACCCCGTAGCAGATGCCCCGGTGGAAGAACTCTAGGTTCACTGCGTACTCGATGTAGCAGCCCGTGACCTTGATACTGGAGCAGCCTGCAGGAACGCTGTAGATGTTCGCGCAAGATTCCAAGTCGCAGTTCTGGAACACGATGTTGTTCGTGGCGCCACCATCAGCGATATTCAGCACCGAGCCGCTGACCCCTCCCACACCATAGAACTTACAGTCATCGAAGATGATGTTGTGGCAGGAGGTGTACGAGTACACAACGTAGGAAACCAAGTTGACCGCAGAGCACTTCCAGAATCGAGTGGCGTAGCACGAGTGCATGACCACGCCGTTCGTCAGTCCATAGCCGAACGCAATCCGCTCCCACTGGGTGGTGTTGGCGTTCCACGCTTCGAACGCTGAGCCAGCTCCCGATGCAGGCGCACATACTTGGAAGTCCGAGAAGATGTAATCAAACCCGCCCCCTGCAGTGGAGCCGTAGCCCACGTTGAAGGCCTGACCAGCGGAGCCCTTACGGATGCTTGTGGCTGCCCCACGGCCCTTGACACGCAGCGTCTTGGTGGTCTTCGGGATGTCCACCGGAGTAGCCACTTGGAAGTAGCCTTCGGGGATTTCCAACTCACCACCGTTCGGCAGCGAGAGGATGTAGGTGATCGCAGCCTGGATAGCGCCGCAGTCGGTAGCCCAGCCAGCCCGCACCGCCGCAATCTGAGCCTCAGTCATGAAGTCGTATACGCTCACCTTGTCCCGCATCTTGCTCTGGAAGGCGCGCGGTACAGAACCGGCGCCACCTTGGTAGAACACCCCGAGCTTGGACGGGAAGAAGTACGCCACGTTAATCTCAGAGATGCCCGAAGGAATAGCCGAAGTGAACGTCAGGGTGACATCATCACCGCCCAAGGACCACTGCGAGGCAGCCTGATAGCCGCCATCGAAGAACACGCCCGAGATGGTCTTCGGGGATGCCGTGGCTGGGAGGGTCACCGTAGTGGAGCTACCTGCGGTGTAGTCGATGCCCGAGCGGAGAACCGTGGGGGCATAGCTGAGGAACGTGGGAATCGTGATGGCAGCCAGCATCTGCTCAGCAGCCTGTGTGGCCTGCAGCAGTGCAGCGCTCGGTTCCTTGTAGGCCTCAGCACTGACACCTACGGCACCCGAGGCTCCGAACACGAGAGCACGAGATGCCCGAGCGATGGCCGAGGGGAGAACCGGATTGGTGCCCGTTGAGGGGAACTGAACCGACACATCGCTTACCGCAGCGATGCTGTCATTGATGTCCGAGGTGATGCTTGCGACATCATCAGACAACTCTTGGTTGATGTAGAGCTGCTGCAGGGCTTCAAGGTTCAGGTCCGAAGCGGTGAGCGTGGAGCCATCCCCGTAGACCACATCAGGGAGTTCGTTGGGGGTATTACGGCGAATCTCCATGCTGGCTGCTGCGGTGCCGAGGATGGTGATGGCCGAGGCGTTGGACCAGTAGTATTGGTCTGTGGGAATCAGGACGCCCGCAATGCGCACCTCAACATGGGACTGGTCGATGTAGGGGAACGGAACGGTGTACGGCTGCACCACGCCACTCATGGTGTAGGTGACTCGTGAGAGCATATAACCTCTATTGGAATAGGTAGGCCCCACGAACGGGGGCCAGGAGGGGTGTCAGGTTCTAGGCTGGATGAGCCACTTGGCGAACTGAGGGTTGTCTTGGAGGACTGCGTAGAGCCCCGATGCTGCGGGCCTGACGAACTGCTCCTCCACATCGGGAGGCAGGAGGACTGCCATCTGGAAGAGGACTGCGTGGAGGATTTCGTGGAGGACCGTATCAGCCTCCTCGCCACCAGGAAGGCCCTCCATGATGTCGATACGCTGCCTGCCGTTGAAGCACAGGCCGTAACTGTTCTCCATCTCTTCGGATGGCTTATAGGTGATGCTATGGGTTTTCCCCAGAACGCGAACGCTCCGGGGCCTTGCTTCCTTCTTAGCCCCCATGCTTACTCAGTGGGGCGGGGTTTGAACTTCGGGAAGTGCGAGCCAATCATGTCGTTCACGTTACGCATGATGTACAGGTTGCCACCGGGGATGGCCCCAAGCGCATCGTGCATCTCCTTCTGGGTAATGGTGTTAGTGCTGAAGGGGTTCACTACGCTGCCCGTGACTTGCGCCAGGGTAGCCAAACGGGCACCTTCAATCATCGAGGGAGTCAGGAAGATGTTCCGGTTGTCCGTGTTGGCGGTGCCGTTAGCGAACAGCGATTGACCACCACTCAGGGGTTGATAGGCTGTATCCATCACCTGCGGCATGAGCCCAAGGACAGCCATACGGCTCACCGCACCGAGGGCAATGGCTGACGGAGAGAGTCTCTGGGCCAACTTATCGGGGTCGTGTGCGTAGTTGATGGAGTTCTGCAGGGAGTACTCCAGAGCAGCACCGGCGAACGAATACATCCACTGGACTGCGGTGGTCGAGTCCCGATAGTGGAGGCTCTTGAGGAACTGCTTGGCGTGGCCTACGAGCACGAACGTCTTGAGCTCGGAGAAAATCTTGCCCACGGTGGTGTGCATGAACGGGATGGTCTCACCCAAGTCGTGGTCCTGAATCATGTCGCGGACCTCACGGGACAGCAGCAGTTGGAACTTGCTGTAAGTCTCGGGGGCCTCACGGCTCCACTTCTCGTAGTCCACGTTGTCTACCTTGCTGCCGTCCATCTCCGTGTACTTCTTCAGGGCCGCATGGACGTCCGGTTGG